AAAAAGATTGAAGAAGATACTAATTGTGATGTGTGGATTGCAGGAGATGATGACCAAGCTATCTTTGGTTGGGCCGGTGCAGATGTAGATTCTTTTATTAAGTGGGAAGCAAGAGAAATTTTATTAGATAAATCTGAAAGAGTTCCTCAACTAATTCAACGCAAAGCTTTAGATGTTATTTCAAGAATATATCTTAATCGTTTACCTAAAGATTATCTTCCTAAAAATGAGCTAGGAAATATTTATGAGAGATTTAATATTAATGGAATTGATATGAGTACAGGAGACTGGTTGATTCTAGCTAGAACTAATTCTCTTTTAAAAACTCTTCCAGCTTATTTAAAAAGAAAAGGTTTTTTCTTTCAGACTAATCAAGGAAACAGTATAGGCAAAACTTTATATGAAGATATTTTAAATTGGAAAAAGATTCAAAACGATGAATCGGTTCCAGAAATTCAGCACCAAAGAATTGTAGAGAATATAAAAAGTAAAAAAATAGATATTAATTTAGATTGGTATGAAGCATTTAATAATGTTTCTGTATCTAAAAGAGATTACATGAGAGCTATGTTAGATAATGGAGAAGAAATATTAAAAGAACCAAGAATAAAAGTTTCAACGATTCATGGTGCAAAAGGTGGAGAGGCACACAATGTAGTTTTATATTTAAATCAAACAGCGAATACTATCAAAGGTGCAAAGAAATCGCAAGATAAACAAGATGAAGAATTTAGAGTTTGGTACGTAGGAATCACAAGAACAATAGAAAATTTATTTTTAATTAAATCTAAAAACAAAACAAAGGAGATGAAACTATGAGTGCGTACAAAAAACAAGTGGGAGGATCTCACTACAAAGATATGAAAATTCAAGCCAGTCAATTTATAAACGAGAATCGTTTGCCATTTGCTGAAGGATCGGCTATAAAGTATATATGCAGGCATGCACTGAAAGGAAAAGAGCAAGACATAGATAAAGCAATACACTATTTAGAAATGATAAAGGAGCGAGATTATAAATGATTGAAGCACAAACAGAGTGGGTTAAGCCTACTGAATTTCCAGACTTAAGACAAGCAGATACAATTGCAATCGATTTAGAAACACACGATCCAGATTTAAAATCAATGGGATCAGGTTCTGTCGTTGGTAAAGGTAAAGTTGTAGGTATCGCTGTAGCTGTTGATGGCTACTCAGGATACTTTCCCTTCGATCATGAAGGTGGTGGTAACCTTGAAAAAAGCAAGGTAATTCAATGGTTTAGAGACGTTTGTGAATCTCAAGCAGATAAAATTTTTCATAATGCAATGTACGATGTGTGTTGGATTCGTGCGATGGGAATAAAATTAAATGGAAACATTTATGACACGATGATTGCAGCATCACTTGTTAATGAAAATAGATTTAGATTTGATTTAGGTTCTCTTGGTTGGGATTATGTTGGCCGAGGAAAAAATGAATCAGAATTAGTTGCAGCTGCAAAAGAATGGGGTATCGATCCTAAAGCAGATATGTGGAAGTTACCAGCAATGTATGTTGGTAGTTATGCAGAGCGTGATGCAGAAATAACGTTAGCGTTATGGAGAGTCATGCAAAAAGAAATAAGCGACCAGGATCTAGGATCTATTTTTGAATTAGAGAGTGACTTATTTCCTTGCCTCGTCGATATGCGATTTTTAGGAGTTCGTGTAGACGTAGAAGGCGCTCACAAATTAAAGACACAATTAGCTGAACAAGAAAAAGAATTATTACACAAGATAGAAAAAGAAACACAAGTAGATGTTCAAATATGGGCAGCACGCAGTATCGAGAAAGTTTTTCAAAAACTAAACCTACCGTATGAGCGAACCGCCAAAACAAATTCTCCATCATTTACAAAAAATTTCCTTTCTTCTCATGAACATCCTTTAGTTAAACTTATAGCAAAAGCCAGAGAAATAAACAAGGCACATACTACATTTATAGATACAATTATTAAATATGAATATAAAGGTAGAATACATGCAGATATAAACCAAATTAGATCAGATAGTGGAGGAACTGTAACTGGAAGGTTTAGTTATTCCAATCCGAATCTACAACAAATTCCCGCTCGTAATAAAGACTTGGGTCCTTTGATCCGATCCCTCTTTATACCTGAGTCTGGTTGCGAGTGGGGGTGCTTTGACTACAATCAACAAGAGCCACGATTAGTAGTTCACTATGCATCCCTGGATCAAGACGCAAGCGTCTTTAATGTACAAAATGCTTACAAAGAAGGAGACGCAGACTTTCACACTATTGTTGCAAAGATGGCGGACATTCCACGTACACAAGCTAAGACAATTAACTTAGGGTTATTTTATGGTATGGGTAAAGCTAAACTTCAAGCAGAACTAGGGGTTAGTAAAGAAAAAGCAGAAGAACTTTTTTCTATTTATCATAGTAGAGTTCCTTTTGTTAAAACTTTAATGAAGTCAGTATCCAATAGAGCACAACATAGAGGACAGATTAGAACTTTAGGTGGAAGACTATGTAGATTCCATCTATGGGAACCAAATAGTTTTGGTATGCATAAAGCATTACCATTTGAACAAGCAGTACAAGAACATGGACCAGGTATTAGAAGAGCATATACATACAAAGCTCTTAACAAATTAATACAAGGATCCGCAGCTGACATGACTAAGAAGTCTATGTTAGAATTATACAAAGAAGGAATCATACCACATATACAGATCCACGATGAACTGGATATTTCTGTGGAAAGTGATAAACAAGCACAACGTATAAAAGAAATTATGGAATCAGCAGTTGACTTGGAGATACCAAACAAGGTAGACTACGAGTCCGGTAAAAACTGGGGTGACATACATTAAGGAGTAAACATGAAAAAATATGTAGATAAATTTATGGTCTGGCAATTACATAACAGAAGAGAAATCGTTTGTTTCGTTGCTGGTCTTATCGTAGGATCAATCATTATATAATGTGCTATGGCTTACTTGAATGCAAACATTCCTGTAACCTACGCCCAAATTAGAAGAGAGTACCTATATGATCTTAAAGCTCATCATGGAGAAGTTGAAGATTGTATTATCTTCGGCATGTCAGCTATTACAGGTAAGTCAATTCTTTGGCACGCGATTATGGAAAACGGTGCAATCTTTTATAGATTACCTATTACAGCATTTATACAACGCGGATTTAAGGCTAAGGATGTACCTCAACGTAGACTTGATGAGCTTCAGCTCTGGAATTGTTTTAGTTATTATCCTGCTATTACTTCTTGGGACATCTTAGACGGACAAGCCGGTAAGTATATTGGCAAAGATAAAAAATGGCACGCAGGAAAATATTTATTTACGGTTGACTTTGCACATCCAGAGAGTAACATAGTCGATACTGATCATTCAGAGATACCGCACGAACACAAGTGCGCACACATAATTGCGTTAGACGACGGCAATTATGCGGCTCAGCCAAACAACAGATGCATATGGGACATTCCTTCTTTTACAGTAAGAGATGATATTCCTGACTGGAAAGTGCAAACATCTGAATGGAATGTAGAGGATAGTAGAGCTTGGCGTACAGAAGATACGGATAAGTTTTTCTATGAAATTGAGGAGAAAAAAAATGATAAGACTGATTAAAAAATTTTTAAGTTTTTTTAGATCACAAAGGGTTATACCTAAAGTTATTGAAAAATGCGGAACGCACGTAACAAGATTTAAAAAATCTTGTCCACGTTGTCAAGAATTGGTACGAGCTCATGGCCACGTGTGGTAAGTGTTATCACGCCTGCCATTGTGAAGAAGGTTTGCACGCAGATGAATATGGTTTGTGCGTCTGTGATACATGTAGATGTGGCAACAAACAAACTTATAAAAATTATAAGGAACATGGTACAGACATGACATATGAAAACGAGGTTAAACAAAAATGAATTTAGCAGATTTGTTAAAGAAAAATATTGTTATGATACCGGTGGTAGCTTCAGTGCTAGTCGGAACATTTACAGGTGTCAAGTACATTGTTAATCTAACAGACACAATCAACGCCAACAAAGCAGAAATAGAAAAAATTCAAACAGTTGATCTTGTAAATATACAAAGAGACATGGTTGTGCTTACAGAAAAAACAAACACAATCCTACAAAAATTAGAACGAGCAGAAGGCACATGGGAGATGGCTGAAAACTTGTATGAGTTGTTAGCTAATCGTGTCAATAACATGGAGTGGGATATCAAAGATTTAAACAGAGAAATAAATTATTAAGGATGAACCATGGAGATTGCCAGGATGAATTATTATTTTACAGGAATATTAATTGTAATGCTAACTCTATTAGCATTTTGTGCTGGTCCTGCGTATCCTAGAAACGAATACTTAAACTCATATCCTAATGAATGTAGAACTGGTGAGGTAGATGTATCTGTGTCAGCTCGACAGTATGATTACGATAATTATGATAAAAGTTGGAATGAAAGTAATAGTCAAGATGTAAGACTTACATTTAGAAAGTATTTAGGTAATTTACAGTGCAATGAAAGAAATAATTTAGCATTAGAAAACGAAAAGCTTAGACAACAATTAGAATTAATGAAAATGTGTAACAAAGTTAATAGAAATCCTACATTAAAACGTAATGAAAATTTTAATTTACTGGTATCAAAATGTGAAGGCATAATTCCTGTAACAGTTGAGGAAGAAAGACCTAAAGAAAAAAATACATGGAAAGGTATGAAAAAAGATTACCTAGAATCCAATCCAGACGCTAAAACTATGGATAACACA